CCGCCGATTGCAGTCACCAAGTCCGGGCAGGACTGGAGCGCGGTCACCCACTCGCCAAGTATTGTTTTCGGATTGATCACGAGCGCTGAAGAAGTGCCAGGTTGAGCATGCCGTAGGCGTCGGGCTGGCGCACCGTCGTCACCACGTACTGCGTGCCCCAGGCTGTTACCCAGTCGCCTTTTGCCGGCGGATTCGCAAAGTCGGATGCATTGACCGAAATCTCTTCGAAACTCGCCATCGCGCCGGACTCGTCGCGCGGCCGGAGATGACGCACCGCCGTCACCGTGAACGCGCTCCCGTGCGCCGCGCCTGCCTGCACTGGTTGGTACACCACCGGCTCGCCGAACGTCTGCGCGATGACGCCGTCCACGAACGCTTCAATGCTGGGCCAGTTCGGCATCTCAAGTCCAATAGGCGACGATCAAGCCTTCGTCGGCGTTGTTGGCATCGACGTAGTAGTCCGATGGCACCAGCAGATGGCGGGAGTCTTCCGCCCAGATGTCGAACGCATCCGCGACGCCACCACCGGAACCGGTGGGCCAGAACTCCTTGATCACTCCCGTGCCGTTCGCCTTGTTCATTCCGGACACACCGAGGAACACGCGCCCGGTCTGGCCGATCACCGCGGCGAAGCGCAGCCGCTCCACGCGCAGATTTGTGTCGGTGGTGACGGGGACGGGCGAACCGGGCGTCGGGACCGGGATGTTGCCGAACGAGTTTGCTTTCATTGGAATCAGAGCCAGGCCAGGACCTTGAACTTGGCACCCGTCGTCACCGTCGCCTTCACGTTGGTCGCGTCGTGCGTTCCTTCGGTCACCGTGAACGCGTTCGAACTGCCGCTGTTGTCTGTACAGGAAATCAGTACGCCCGCAGGAGCCGCGCCCAAGCCATGTGCGATGTTCTGCGACGCGCCAGTGCCTGTCTGCACCGCCGACACGAACTGCTTCTGCTTCGATGGGTAAGTGCCCTTGAAGTTCGGCTGCGGACCCGCGCTCTGAAACTCCGGGGCGTTAACGGGCGTTTTTTCCACTTTGACTGCCATGTCTCTTCTCCTTTCCCGGCTTGGCCGGTTCCTGCTTTGGAAGTCTGGAAAGCGCCCGCTCCACCTCTACCTGCGTCCCAATCCGGCGCTGCTCATAGAGCTGCCGCGTGCGCGTCAATTGGACCTTGTTTGCGGCGTCCGGAGCCGGGTACTCGTCGCCGATGTCAGACGGCGTAAAGCCCTGCAACGGGCGCAGGACGTAAAGCGGCGGAACCAGACCCCTGGTCAGCCGCGCCCATGATTCACGACGAAGCATCATGGCTACACCGCCGAGATCACGTTGTTGAAGAAGAAGCCGAGGTCCGGGGAGACCAGGCGCATATCGAATGCCGAGTCGATCTCGACGCGATCCGAAGCCAGGTGCTCCATGCGGAACGTCTTGATGCGGACACCGGCGCCACCGGTCGTTCCGATCAGGCCCGTCCAGTTGAACACATACCCCGCGCTGGGAGTCATCAGGCCGGCATTCTTCGGGCGGTAAAACAGCGCCGCGCTCATGCCGCCGATGAATGCGTTGGACTCGGTCGCGCCTTCCGCCGCCGTGTTGTAGACGGCGTCGATGACCAGGACATCCTCCAGTTCGAGAATCTCGGCCATGATTTGGCGGGTGGCCACTGCCGGGTTCGGCGCGGTCTGGCCGTACTTGGTGCGGTCGATGAAGTCGGGGTGATCTACGAGCTTGTCGAACACCGGGCGGCTGATCACGAAGATGTTGGGCGCGAAGCCGCCGCTCGACAGCCGCATCTGGGTTTTCGCGTGGCGAATGTCCGTGATCGGGTTGCCGTTCGGATAGTTCCCGGAGTCCCAATAGATGACGTGCGTAGAGTCCGCGGTCGCCTGGCCGCTGACGTTGTTGGTCCAAATCCCAGTGCCGAAGAACTTCGTGACCCACTGGTTTTCGCGGCGGATCAGCGCCTTCTGCGTCAGGAAAATGGTGGCGTCGCGGTCGGGTGCGAGCGGCGAGTCGCTGTTGGAGCGGATCTGGTCATCCACATCCTTGTGCAGCGACCACACGTCGCAGTTGTACGTGCCGGTGGAATTCACGTTGTAGCCCGTGCCGGCGGATTCGGTGGCAAGTGCGCGCTTCTGCATCTCGTCGCGGTTGAAGTCGGCCCGCGCGTACGTGTAGTAGAGATCGCTTTTGTTCTCGACCGGGACGGCGGGGAAGGCCTTGTCGGCGACGAATTCGACTCCGGCGGCCTCCTGAAGGTAGGCCACTGAGACATTCGTCAGCGGGCGATTGACGTGGACATCTTGTAGTGTTGGCTGAGGCATTTGTGATTTCTCCTATGTGATGAACGGCTACATCTTGTACGGGCCGAGAAGCAGCGCGGGGATAATCACGCCAGCGCCGCCCGATGCAGCCAGCGCGCGCGCCCGCACGAAGTTTCCGCTGGTTGCAGTGATCGCCTGGCCGCTGGCGTTGGCCATGAGCGGGTCGCCGTTGTTGACCGCAGCGCCGGTCACCAGCTTGGTGATGCCAAGGATCGCGACCTCGCCCTCGACTCCCTGCGCGTTGGGCTTGTCCTGGACCACGCCATCGGCGACGGCTCCAGCGCCCGTGAAGTTGATCTGTCCGGACGAGTTGACGGTCACGAAGTAGAACTGCGGATTCACAGTTCCACCGCTCGTGAGGTCCGCCGCCGCCGGAAGCCCGACTGAACGTAATGTCTGTTCGAATGCCATGTCTGTTGGTCTCCTCTGTCGCTACCGGGCGAGGCGAATGCCAGCCCGCTCGAGCGTGGCGATCAGGCCCTTCGCGTTATGCTGCGCCACGAACGCGCCGTAAACCTCGGGATGCTCTTCGAGCATTTGAGCGTAGGCGCGCTCCTTGGTCAGCTTGGTGGTACCGCTTTCGGCGTAAAGATTCGGAGTCTCTTTGCCGCGATTCTGACGGGCGTAGGAAGTGGCTTGGGCTTCAAGTTCCTGAAGCGAGCCAGTTGCGCCCTGGTTCGGGTTGACGTGCGAAGTAATCATGCTCCTCTCGCTTTCGATCACGCGGGCGGCGGTCAATTCCTCACTGACATCCGCCACGCTGAAATATTGGCCGCTGGGTTTCTTCTTGGTGAGGAACTCCGCGGCCTTCTCCGGACAGCCCGCCATCTTGCACAACGCGCCGATGGCTTCGATATCGCCCTCGGGACGCATCCTTAACGGCAGACCGGCCACGGCAGCGATTCCCGCAAGAGGAGCCGTGCCTTCCGGTTTCTTGGCATCGCTCTTTGCGCCCTCGCCGCAGGCGTGGCAGTACTCCGCGCCTTTGCGCAGCTCGGCACCGCAGGCGTGGCAGAACTTACCGGACGCCTCGCCCTCGGCCTTCGTGCCACAGGCATGGCAGAACGTCGCATCCGCGTGAAGCTTGGTACCGCACGCATGGCAGTATTTCGGTTCGTTGTTGGTCTTCTCGTCGCCGTCGCCGTCACCCGGCTTTTTACCCTCGGCGGCGATTGTGAGCGTTTCATTGGGCATACTTGCTGTTACCTCCCTGGTTGTGGATATTGCGGCAATCGCCGCCGTTGAACTCTGGACCGGCTTGCCGAGCAGTTTCCGAAGCGCGTTCATGGCATCGCCCAGCGTTCCGACTTCGTCGGCCAGGAGCGGAACGGCATTCTCCGCCCAGAACACGCCGGCCTGCGTCGCGACGATCTTCTCTGCGTCGGCCTTCCGGTTCCGCGCGACCGTTGCTACGAACTGGTCATACTGCCGGTTGATCTCGGACTGGATGTCTTTCTCGGCCCGCTCCGACAGCGGTTGATGCGGGTTCCCATCGACCTTCCTGTCGCCTTTGAAGATGTAGGTGTACTTGAACCCCTGCTCGTCGTTGAACTTCGAATCCTCGGTATGCAGCACCACCACGCCTACGGACCCGACCGCCCCCATGCGCGTGATGAAGATCCTGTCGGCCGCGCTGGTAAGAGCGTAAGCCGCCGAGAACGCGAAGTCGTCAGCGACCGCATAGATCGGCTTCGCGCCGCGAATCGAGTAGATGAAGTCGGACAGTTCCAAGCAGCCTGTAGTCTCGCCGCCCGGCGAATCAACCTGCAGGAGGATCGCCCGCACGCCGGCGTCGTTCACGGCGTCCTGAAGGTAGCCCCCGATCTGCGCATAGGAGCTGCAACCGCTCAGTGCCGAAACCCAGGACTCCTGTTTCGTCAGGACACCCTGAATCGGAATGATGGCCACACCGTCGATCACCTGGTAGCCGCTATCATCGGCCTGCTCCAGGTAAGCGGTGGCGAACGGCTCAACGGGCTTTACGCCGGTCAACGGAATGATGCCCAGCCGTGGCCCCAACGCCTGGACGATCACGTCCAGCTTGGGCGGGTGAATCATGAGCGGCGTGTTCACAAACCGCGACGCAACACGAGTCAGATTCGTCATGGCTTCACGTCCACCTCGCCCTTGGCCGCGTCCTGTTGGATCTCGGTCTCCGTCAATCCGGCGTTGCGCCCAGTCAGGACCTTGCGGCCATCGCTGTCGTAGGAGAGCCCGAGCTTGTCCGCCCGCTTGTTATCTGCTGTCTGCTCCGCATCCACGGCACCGGCGTCGCGCCCTTGCGCCGCAACCTCAGCCGAACGCGTGGAGAGACCGCTGCGGATCGCATCGTTGGAAGCCTTGATGTCTTTCTCGGGATCGACCCACGGCCATCCGGGTGTGACCCACTGCACTTCCTCGAACGGCTCGGGATCTTTGTTGTACGCGTTCAACAGGTCTATGCCGAACACCAGCGCGAGCATCGCTTCGCGCAGCCACCGCTTATAGACCGGATGGCAGACCTGAAAGATGAAAACGGAATGCTGATACTGCTCGCACTTGCGGCGGAACTCCAGCAGGCCAGCGCGGATCGAAGAATAGTTGATCCCCGACAGGTCGCCGCTGATTTGGTATTCCGCTAACCCCGCGCCACTCGAAAAAGCTTGCAGGCAGCTCCTGATGAACGATTTGAAATCGCCGCTGTCTTTCGCCTCGGCAAACTGCACCTCTTCGCCGAAGTTCAACACCTGAAACGTGCCGGGTTCGAGCTTGCTGATCTGCGCTCCCGGCTCCGTCTGAGTCGGCCCGTTCTGGTATTGGTCCGGTGGAATGATCGGATTGTCCGGGCTGGCCTGCGTGATGAACCCGGTGATCATCGCCGCGAGTTTCTTTCGGACGATCTCCGCGTCCGTGTACTGCTCCAACTCGTAGAGCTTCGCGATTACCGATGTGAGCCACGGCTGCCCCCGGAACTGGCCCGCGCGGATCGGCTTGTAGACGTGCAGCACCTCCGTGGCCGGCACGCGCTCGACCGAGAGAGCGTCCATCGGGAAGAACATCGTCTCGCCCGGATGCGCCTTCCAGAAGTGGTACGCCGCGCGCCGCCCATCGTTCTGAAACTCGATGCCGCACCGAACTGAGTTGTTCGGCGGCATCCGTTCGATGGCCGTTCGCCAC